GACACTGGGGCTGACTCGACAGTCAAGGGTGACACTGGAACCACAGGTTCAACTGGAGCGGTTGGAGATACTGGAGCTGACTCCACTGTCAAGGGGGACACTGGAGCGACAGGTTCAACTGGAGACAAAGGCGACACTGGGGCTGACTCGACAGTCAAGGGTGACACTGGAACCACAGGTTCAACTGGAGCGGTGGGTGACACTGGGGCTGATTCTACAGTAAAAGGAGATACTGGAACAATAGGCGACAAAGGTGACACGGGTTCAACAGGTGCGAAAGGCGACACGGGAACTGGGGATAAAGGGGACACGGGAACGGCAGGAGCTAAAGGCGATACCGGAGTTACTGGAGATAAGGGTGATACTGGCACACAGGGTGGAAACTTAGCTGCGGATATTGTATTAAATGATTTCAATATCCAAATGTCTTTTGAGCCAGGTGCTGATGTTAAAGCGTCTGGCTTCATTATTTCAGTAACCGTTGATACAAATGCTGAAGGTATTGGTGCGCCTCTTATGATAGCAGCCGATGGGCATTTTGATACCGCCAATGCTAGTGCTAGCACCACTTCGCCTGCGATAGTTTTGGCCCTAGAAACAGGCACAGGAGCTAAAAAGGTTTTGACTCACGGAATTTTGAGAGTTGATGCTTGGAACTGGACAACTGGGCCAGGAAAAGCCAGTCTGATTTATGTCCATACTACTACTGGGGAATTAACTCAAACTCAACCTTCGGCGACAGACCAGGTTATTCAGCCGGTTGGTTGGGCGCTTTCTGATGACTGCATCTATTTTGCACCTAGTTTGTTATATTTCACTCATGTTTAGGTTGACATAACATAAAGTTATGCTATACTTAAAGCATGGCAAAAGTGAGACTGAATAAATATATAGATTGTGGAGATTACTACGAAGTTATCCTCACAAATAAGGATAGAAAAGAAATTGCTAGGGCGAAAGTTGATAAAGGGGATGTGGAGAAGGTGAAAATATGCCGATGGGGGTTAAATAGCACTACGGGAACTACGCAAGGGTGGGTAAATAAAAGGATGACTGCTATGCACATAGTTATTTTGGGAAAGAAGGATGGCTATGTAACAGACCATATAAATCATGATGTGTTGGACAATCGGAGAAGTAACATACGGCACGCAACGAAAAGTCAGAATGCAATGAATCAGCGGGATGTCGCTGGTGTTTATTTTGTCAAGCGGGTTACAGTAAAGACAAAAAAGTGGGCTGCGCAAATTTACAAAGATGGCAAGCACATTACTCTTGGATACTTTTTAACAAGGGAAGAAGCCACGAAAGCTAGAAGGGAAGCAGAAAAAAAGTATTATGAAGAATTTGCTTATAGGGATTAATTTTATTACTCATACTTAAAATGGCTCAAAAATATTGGTCAAAACTAGAAGATGATGGCGACATAACTACTCCTGAGGTTGGTCCTGCTGGGACGAAGGATGGCTCTCCTACATATGTAGCCTGTAAATTTAATAATGGGATTTATGTTGATGTTGATGCGGAGGGCTATCATTTCCCTAACAATCCGACAGTTATTACAGGAGCTACTAAAGGGACAGTCGAATTTTGGATAAAACCAGACTTTGACCTTGTAAATGGAATCCCTGCTACTGCAAGGCATCATATGTTTGTTGAGTATAACCCCGCTGGAAGTGCTTGGTTGCTTTTTTATATTCATGGTGGTGAGGGAATTAGAATTTATAGAGCGGATGATTCTAATGTAGCAGTAGACGCAGTAGATTCAACAACAGACTGGACAGCGGGAGATTTAGTTCACCTTGCTTTTGTCTGGGATGCAGCTGCAGGCTTTGATAGCACTAAGACCCTAGCTGTTTATGTTAATGGCGTTCAAACTGCTTCTAGCACAACTGCCCTAGGAACATTTACTGATGATACTTCTGATATTCATGTAGGGTGGTGGCCAACGGTAGCAGACAAGGAAATGGACAGTGCTTTGGACAACCTCAAGATTCATGATGTTGCCAAGACTGATTTTTCGGATAAGGATACTGAGGATACTTCACCAGTAGTAGGCCCTCCCGGCATCAAAACAATCAACGACCTTGCTATAGCCAGTATTAAAACTGTAAATGATGTGGCGATTGGTTCAGTAAAAACAATTCAGGATGCTTCGTGATATAATGATTTTTAGAGTTTATGCGACAAACATGGGAACAGGCTCAAAAGTGGGAAAAGGATTGGCAAGGTAACTGCGTCAATAGAGTTGCTGGCGAATTAAACCATGTTCAAAACATTGCTCCCAAAATGGGCCTGAAACTTTCCTCAAACTACAGCGTTGATTTGAAAGGCATCCGTGTATTAGACATCGGTGGGGGCTCGGTTTCAATACTCCTCCAATGTACCAATGTGAAAGGCAAGGTGGTTGACCCGCTTAAATATCCGGATTGGGTTTATGCTCGCTATGATTGTGCTGGAATAGAATGGGAGATTAAAAAGGGCGAGGATATTGATGAAATTGGTTACGATGAAGTGTGGATTTATAATTGCCTTCAACACACAGAGAATCCCAAAAAGATAGTTGAGAACGCTAAGAAGGCTGGCAAGCTAATTAGAATGTATGAGTGGGTAGATATTCCAGTTAGCGATGGACATATTCATACTTTGAGGGAAAACGAGTTGAATGAATGGCTAGGGGGTGAAGGGAGAGTGGAATTAAACGACAAGGGTTTTAAGCGCTATTTTGGAATATTTCCAACCAATGTTAATACTAAAGAATACTGGAATGACATTCATCGAAGAGATGGCAAAGATACTTGGCGGGTAAAAGATGAGTTGAACGATTATGTTTTAAGCAAAGTAAAGGGGTCTGTTTTAGAACTAGGCTGTGGGGTTGGAGTATTTGCCCGCAAGGTTAAGGATAAATACTTGGGCTTGGATATTTCTCCTGTTGCAGTCAGGATAATGAAAGAGCAAGGTTTTAATGCCGAGGTAAGGAATATTCCACCAATCAACACAGGCAAATTTGATACAATAGTTGGCCTGGAGTTTCTGGAACATATAGACGATAGGTTGAAAGTAATCAAAGAAGCTAGTAAACTTTGTCAACAAGCAATTTTCTCAGTACCCGATGACTGTATGCCACCAGAGGAAATAGCAGAGCATAGGGTAATGTTTAATAAAGAATCGTTTAAAAAGTTCTTGGAAAAGGCTTTTGAGAATGTAGAAATTGTCTCAATAGATAAGTATTTAGTGGGAGTTTGCAAATGAGTAACTATAATAAAGAATCCAATGTTCTTTTCATACACAATTCAAGGGTTGTAGGAACGGCTATGGAAGTTCGGAAAGAGATTGGTGGTGGTGGGCATCATAACATTTATTATTTTAAGCAACGGCTAACAGATAAAGAATTTGAAGAAGCGTTTAAGTTTGCTTTTGTTAGAAACCCCTTTGATCGTGTTGTTGCAGCATTTCTCCGTAACGAAATCAGGTGTAAAGGCTTCAATCTTAAAAATACAAAGAAAGCACTCGCCGATTGGTTTAGAGATGAGCCAAAGAATGATCACCTTTCTTATTCTGAAAAGGGCTTGCGTGCCACATTGAATGTTAAGGTGGGAGTATCACAGATTGGGCTAATGTCTTTTGCTCCACAGTGGTATTACCTCTGTGATGAAGATGGAAATATTCCACTAGATTTCATTGGTCGCTTTGAGAATAAGGAATCAGATTGGAAGAAAGTATGTAAAACTTTAAACATTGAATATAAGAAACTTTCACTTATGATGTTTGACCGTCATTATGACCAGTCTTTGTATCGTGATTATTACACACCAGAGTCGGAAGCTCTTGTTAGGGAAGTGTATAAGCGTGATTTTGAGCTATTTGATTATTCGGAGGACTTATGGGCAAAATAGCAATCTGTATCGCCAGCTATAATTCTGCCAGGTTTCTTCCGGCGTTGTTCGATAGTTTGAAAAAGCAAACCTTCAAGGATTTCAAGGTTTATATTGTTTATGATGGTTCTACTGATAACACACTGGAGATAATCAAAAAGTATCAAAAAGAACTTTCGATTGTGGTTGCCGATTATAAACCAACAGCGAGGGTGGGGTTAAACAAAAACCGAGTAGTGGCTATGGCTCTGCGGGACAAACCAAATTATATCCAAATGATAGATGCTGATGATAAGGTTCTGCCTCGGTTTTTAGAGGTCGGAGTAGAGAGAATAAAAAAAGGCGATGTTGATTGGGTGATTACTTGGGGAAGGTTATTTGGAGGCAGGAAGGGTTATATCCACAGCGAAATCCCTACTTTAGATGAGTTAATGAAGGATAATAACAAACTTCATAGTTGGGGAATGTTCAAGAGTGAGATTTTAGAGAATCGCAATTTCTCTAAAAAACTCACTAGCGGAGTAGATTGGAAACTTTGGATTGATTTGACAGATGATGGCTGTAAGGGAACTATTATTAAAAAGGAACTATATTTGAAAAGGTGGCATGATAAGAGCATAACCGTTGTTGAAGGGAAGAAGGAGAAGAAACATTTTAGATTTCACCTTTTGGGCTTGGTTCATCTTCCGTGTACTAGAAAGTATATGAGCTGTGCTTTTACTCAGAAGAATTATAAGTTGGCTCAGATGCTTCTCTCCTTGGGACACGAAGTTATCTATTATGGCGCGGAAGGATCAAATGTTCCTTGCACTAAATTTGTTCAAACTCATACTTTGAGAGATATTCGGCAGGACTATGGTGATGGCGACAATCGTTTTGAGATAGGCTACGATTGGACTAATTGCGATTTTCGGCACGACTTCAATACCAAAAGGAAACCAGCGACTTTGAAGTTTTACGCCAAATGTATTGAGGAGATAAATAAGGCTAAGAAAGATGATGATTTCCTTTTATGTACCCAGGGGCCATATTTCAAGCCGATCGCCAATGCTGTTAATCTTTTCTTGACTTGTGAGCCAGGAATAGGCTATAGGGGTTCTTATATGAAGTTCAGAGCTTTTGAAAGTTCTTACATTCAGAGTTTTACTTATGGATCAGAGCATCCCAGACAATGTATTAATGGCAGTTATTATGACCGAGTGATTCCTAATTACTTTGATCCAAAAGATTTTGAGTATTCTGACAAAAAAGACGATTACTATTTCTTCATTGGCCGGATGATCAAGAGAAAAGGGATAATGACTGCTTATTTAGTTTGTGAGTATTTAAAAAAGAAGCTTATCATTGCCGGGCAAGGTGCTCATGTTGATAAGCGAGGTTATCTTATTCCCAATAAAAATCCCGATTTTGAGTTGCCACCAGGACATTGGGAGTATGTGGGCTTTGTTGATGTTCCTAAGAGGAAAAAGCTAATGGCTCATGCCATTGCTACTTTCACTCCCACCGAGTATCTTGAATGTTTTGCCGGTACTCATGTTGAGTCAATGCTTTCAGGCACGCCTCCAATCACCACTAATTTCGCTGTTTTCCCTGGGACTTTGCCTGATTATTTCGCTAATGGAATAGTGGGTTTTCGGTGTAATACACTAAACGATTTTGTTGAGGCTGCTAAAAAGGCCCAAAAGATGACTAAAAAAGACTATCGGAAAATAAGGAAATATGGGGAGAGATTTTTGATGGACAATGTTAAATGGGAGTTTGAAAAGTGGTTTCGCGACCTCATGATGGTTTACGAATCGGCGATTGATTCAACTAAGAAGGGGTGGCATAGAATATATGGTATTTAAAATTAGTAATTAGTTTTTTAGAAAGGAGGTGAAGAAGCATGGATGGTGGATATGGTGGCATTATTGTTCTTGCCGATAAAATTAGAGACTTGGAGAGAGGCCGGTCGAGGTTAAATCGCAAAATTGATGCCTTGGCTGAAGCACTAGGGAAAACAATGGAATTGGTACCCGAAAGATATGAGGTGCAAGATATTGAGAAAACAGAGGAGGAAGTAGCAGAAACCCCAGCAGAATATTAATTCCCTTGACAAAGGATAATTATCCTTAGTATAGTTAAATTACATATTCTCCGAAGCAGCAAATTGCTAGGAGAAGGCAAGCTTTATTGGCTTGCCTTTTTTGTTGATTTATCAATACCGCGAAGGAGGTGAAAATTTATGGGAGATTTAGTAAACCTATGGGGAGAATCAGGTCGAAGTATCATCAATGATGACACATCGCCAACCCTTACTCTTAAAAATATAGAGTCTACTGCTACCACTGGTGGCAGTGCTCTTCAAGTTGAGGCTTTGGGTACTGGTCCTACTCTTAATGTTATAGTTTCAGGAACTTCTGGAACAACTCTTAAATTGAACAACCTTGCAAAAGGTTATGTCTCAACTAACTCATTATCTACTATTTCCTATGCCATGAGGGTAGACATTGGTGGAGTGATTTTTTACATGCCAGTTTATCTCGGTGTAGAAATAGCATAAAGAGAGTAAAAAAGTTTAAAAGTTTTATTTCCGGATCACTCATAATTAAGGAGGTGATAAGTATATGCAGTTTTTACGTAACGAAAGTCAGGAAGCAAGAGCGGCTTATGAAAACCTCTTGAAGTCATCGGAGGGTGGTTATGTTAATGCCACTGGTGACACAATGACAGGTAATCTTATAGTGCCTACAGTGACAATTACTAGCTTGGTTTCTGGAGCACGATTTCAAGGAAAAGACATTATCCTTTCCAGCCTTGCTTCAATAAGAAGGGTGGAATCAGTTCTTTATCGAGGAATAAATCAAGTTCTAACCAGCATTGCTTCTATTGCAAGGGTGGAATCCCCTTATTATGAAGGAATCAAGTTGAATATTACAAGCTTGATTTCTGCGGCAAGGGTTAAAACCCTAAGAGCAGACACCATTCATCTTAACGTATCAAGCTTAGCTTCTATAGCTAGGGTTGGTGGAAAAGTTGAAGTTTGGTCTGATCTTGCTGGCCCAGCGATTGATTTCAATGTCTCTGGACCGTCTGGAACAGTTTTCAAGATAGGCAATATCGAACAAGGTTATGTCTCAACTAACTCAACAGCGACTATTTCCTTTGCTATGAGGGTTGATATTGGCGGAACAATTTATTATATGCCAGTTTATTTGGGCAAAGCCTAATAAGGAAGTTTGATAAAATGGCCTTGTGTAAATGCGGTTGCGGTCGTGAAACAAAAATTGTTTGTGGTAAACCAAATCGGTTTATTCATGGGCATAGTGGGAATTTTTATAAAAATGGGCACGAGTTTCAAGGAGACATAGCAAGGTCAAACTATTTCAAAAAAGGTTACACTCCTTGGAACAAAGATAAAAAAGGGGTTTTTTCTGTGGAAGCACGTAAAAAACAATCAGAAGCCGCCAAAAATCAAAAAAATAGAAATATTGAGGGATTGAAATTAGGCTGGGGATATTGGAGGGATAAACATAACCCACATATGGTTGGAGAAAAGAATCCTAATTACAAAGGAGGCATTAGTAAAATTAAAAAGAATAGTCGTCGATTAGACATGGAAACGCTTGAGTATAAACAATGGCGAAGAGCGGTTTTTAAGAGAGATTATTGGACATGTTTGTCTTGTGGTGAGTCTAAGGGTGGAAATTTTATAGCTCACCATATTAAAAAATATGATGACTATCCTTCTTTAAAATATAATGTTGATAATGGATTTACACTTTGTGGAAAATGTCACCTATTTACATATGGGTATGAAGAAGATTATGAAAAATATTTTTTGGAGATATTAAAATGGCAATAACAGTAGACGAGGTACAAAGTCGCATAGCAAGTTTAGTTGATCAGTCAATAACTACTCCTACTCAAACAGGGAGTGAATATGCGCTAAGATTGAAATATCTGAATCGGGCTATCTCCGAATGGGGACAAGCCTTTGATTGGGAAGCGTTGCGGAAAGATTATTGGCCTGGGGTAACGGGAGTTTCTCAGGCCTCCATTTCTTTGCCTGACGATTTTCATAAAGTGGCGGGTTTCCCCCTATATTATTCGGGTGGAGTATCCGGAGGTGAAGAGCGGGAGGTTATTAATGCAGAAGCAACAAAGCTGTATTCTAGCACCGACAAATACTGCTATGTGCTGGGGGACAGGGCAAATGGTCACACCCTAGTCTGGAGCCCCGGGACGCTAGCTTCTGGCGCCTCTCTGAAGATTCCTTACTATTCTTATGTAACCTCCGTTGCTTCGCCGGCGAATGAAATTATCGTGTCCGACCCAGGGTTTGTGGTTAATCGAGTAATTGCCTATATTTTCGAAAGCCGGTCGGATGAGAGGTTTCAGGAAACAGAAGTGAAAGCCCGGGAAAGTTTAATTGAGATGATTAATTCGGAACAAGTACGGAAATTCTCTTCGTATGGGGCAGGAACGAGCAAAAATGTACAAGGAGATCTCCGGCTCTACCACGGTTTTAGGGTGGGCCGGGATTAGGCTATGAGGGATAAGAAGGGAAAGTTCCAAAAAGGCCATGCCCCATGGAATAAGGGAAAGACTGGAGTTTATTCGGAAGAACGACTAGAGGAATTAAGCCATTGTGCCAAAACTGGAGTGACGGGAATGTTGGGGAAAAAGCATAGCGAAGGAACAAAAGAAAAAATGAGCATAGTTAAAAGAGGAAAAGTGTTTTCCGAAAAACATAAGAAAAACTTAAGCAAGGCACATAGGAAAAGAGGAACAATTCCTCCTAGGTGGTGGGAAGATCCCATTCTTGCCACTAAAACCATGGGGAAGCTAAAGAAGAAAAAAGTGGTTATTCGGTGTGGAGTTTGTGGAAAAAAGTTTAAAGTTATTCCTTCTAGGGCTAAAACGGCTAATTTCTGTTCAAAGCAATGTCATAATAAATCAATGATTGGTCGTCTTCTTACTAAAGAGTGGAAAGAAAAAATGATTAAAAATACCCTAATGGCGATGTTAAAACGTCCCACCTCTCTTGAAAAACAAATGATTGCCCTAATCAAAAAACACAATCTTCCCTATAAATATGTTGGTGATGGGGGCTTTTTAATAGGCTATAAAAATCCCGATTTCGTAAACATTAATGGAGAAAAGAAATTGATTGAAATTGGCAATGAATTTCATCACAAACCGCCATACACGAAGAATCGGAGGAAACACTTCGCCAAATACGGTTGGGAAAGCTATATTTTTATAGGAGATGAATTGGATGAGGGAAAAATACTAAAAATCCTAGGGAGTAAATTATGTTACAACGATTAAAACAACCAAAATTTAAAGCACCACGTCAAGCCGTAGCTGATTGGGACAATTTTCGCGGAGGATTAAATTCTTTACTTCGTCCCACAGAACTTGCAAAGAACGAATTGGCTCAAATGGAGAATTTAATGCTTATCGGTCGTGGAGTTCCCACTAAGCGATGGGGAACACAAAATTATTTCCTTGCAGGAGTGACTGGTTACGGCAGAGGTTTGTTTCACGCCAAATCGGCTGTGGGAACAAGTGAGGTTTTAGGCATTACTGACTGGGGGCTTTTGGTCAAAAGAAGCGGAGCAAGTTATACGGTTTTGACTGGTGCTTCCTGGGGATCGGGATATAACCTTGAAGCCACGCAGCTTAATAATAGGGTATATTTGGTCAACGGACAGAGAGAGTTGGTAAGATATGACTTTTCCACCCTGACAGGGTTTCCCACATTGTCGGTTCCAGCTGGTGTGGCGGCAACTAACCTTTCGGGGGCAACCGGTGACACTACTTATTCATGGAGAATTGCCGCAACTTCTCAAGTGGGAGAAACGCTTGGATCAGCGGCCGTTGCCATGGCGAGCCTGCCCCAAGAACTTTCTGATACGAGCATTAGAGTTCAATGGACGCCAGTTTCGGCAGCCTCAGGGGACCTTACCGGTTATAATATTTATCGGGGTTCACCCGGTGATGAAACATGGTTGGCTTTTGTGGACGATGATACTAGCTCTTATGATGATGCGGGCTTAGATGTATCGCAACTGCGGGTGCCTCAAACCAAAGATACAACCGGAGGACCGATTGCCAAATGGATTATCCGGTACGAAGACAGATTGATTCTTGCTGGGATTTCTGGTGAACCCACTAAAATCATGATTTCGGGAAGAGTTCCGAACCAAGACAAATTCACTTGGCCTTATGGAGGAGGATATGTTTTGGTCGATCCCGACACAGGAGATGAGATAACTGGTCTTGCCGTTCACCAGGGAAAGATTATTGTTTTCAAGGAAAATTCTGTTTGGCAAGTAACTCTTAGTACAATAACAGTTGGCAATTTCACGATTCTTGAGCCTTCTTATGAATTGATTACTGCTTCTCAGGGTTGCACCAGCCACCGATCGATTGTGCCGGTTGAAAACGATTTGCTTTTCTGCAACAGGCAGGGTGTATATATCTTGGGATTCGAACCCAATATTTTGGCAGCTGTTTTGAGAACCAATGAGTTGTCAGTGAAAATCCGGCCATTTTTTGAAGCGATTACTCCGACAGACTTTGATGATGCTAGTGCGAATTACTTTGACCACAAGTATGTTTTGTCTTTTCCTGGTGCCAAAAAATGTATTGTCTTTGATAGGGAAAGAGCCGCTTGGGTCGGACCATGGACCACGGGGTTTGGAACAAACAAGTTTATTAAATATGTTGATTCGGGCAATGTTGAAAGATTGCTGGGAATAGATGCAGAAGACAATTATGTCAGTGAATTTTCAAAGACGTTGAATAGCGACAAGGGAACTGCCTTCAGGACTCTTTTGAAAACACGGAAAGAAGATTTTGGAGACTGGACGATTTTCAAGACCATCAATGAATCATTTTTATCTTTCAGGAATGTTTTGGGGAGTGTTAATATCAATATTTTCTTGGAGGGAAGAGCGGGAGAGATAATCACCGCCAAAACATTTTCCATTGTCAGCCAAAAGGGTGTTTCCGGCTGGGGAACCGATCAATGGGGATTGACTCAATGGGGGTTATCAAAGAATGACGCAGAACTGTCTTCAGAAGAATTAATTAGGCAGGCGTTGCTTTATAAAACCGCACGGACTTTCCAGGTGGAATTGATTTCGTCTGCCACAAGAGACAACTATGAATTACTAGGCATTAAGACTTTCTCTACCTTGCAAGGGCGTGGCTCAAGCCCATCTGATTGGAGAGCCTCTTAATCCCTTGACAAGGAAGCGAATTGTTGTTTTAATTAATTATAGAGTCTGTTAAGCGGGAAACGCTCGCAGACGACAATAGGGTCTAACCGACCCTTTTTTATTGGAATAAATTAAAAGAAAGGAAGAAAATGTCCTGGCCTAAAGGAAAACCAACATGGAATAAAGGGAAAATTGAATGGAAAAAGTGTAAAGTGTGTGGGAAGAAAATTAGAAAGTGGCGAGTTTATTGTTCGAAAGAATGTGTATCAATTGGAAGAAGTGGAGAAAATAGATGTGGATTTAAAAAAGGACATATTCCTTGGAACAAAGATATGAAAAGGAGTGAAGAATTTAAAAAGGCATGCCGAGAGAGAGCACTTAGATTAAAACAAAAACCACCCAAATATAATAAAAGAGGAAAAAATCATTGGAATTGGAAAGGTGGTTTACCAGTTTGTGTTGAGTGTGGGAAAATAATCTCTAGGTATAGGACTCGATGTCTCAAGTGTCATCTTGGAACAAAAAGAATGACTACTTTAGAAAAGAAAGTTCAGAATGTGATTAATAAATATAAATTGCCATATAAATTTGTTGGAAATGGAGAATTTTTTATTGAAAGGAAAAATCCTGATTTCATTAATATAAATGGAGAGAAAAAAGCTATTGAAGTTTATTGGAAGCGACACAAAGATAAATTTAAAAAGGGAGGATTTGTGGGTTGGAAAAAAGAAAGAGAAACAGTTTTTTCTAAGTATGGTTGGACAATTATTTTTTTAGATGAAAATAACATGATAGAAGAAAAAATATTAGAAGCCTTAAGAAAGGGGTGAGTTGAATTTCAGCAAAACTCTGGGAATCGGCAGGCGTAAACGCTTTTCAGACAACCCTTAATGGATCAATAGCAAGTGACACTACAACCATTACTCTGTCTTCAGTAACAAACTTGGTTGCCCCAAGTATTCTTGTTATTGACCGGCAAGATGGTGTTGGAAATGATACTCCAACGAAAAGAGAATACATTTCTTTTACTGGAATTAGCGGGAATGATCTTACAGGAGTCACTCGTGGGGTAGCCAGTTCTACTGCTCAGGCCCACTCTTCCGGTGCTTTAGTTGAAGCGATCCCTTCTGCAACTCACTGGACGGATTTAGTAGATTTCTTACAGGTAGAACACTCTTCTGCTGGGAAGCATGTTCTCTCCACGGTGACTATTGCTTATGCTGAGGTGGCAAGATTGGTTGTGACTTCTTTAGCCTCACTTGCTGTTGTAAATGTAAAAGGACAATTTGTGTGGACAAGTGCAGGAGCTCTAGTAACTTCTTTGGCAACTGCTCCTGGGGATAGTCATTTACCTTTTTTGAGAGCAAGGAAGAATTTGACTTTAAATGGTGTTTGGGCAGGTTTAAATTCTGCTCCTTCAACAGCAGCATTTCAGGCTAATATCAGTTATCGTTCAGAACCAACAGGGGCTCATACGACCCTTTTGTCAACCGCATTAACGATTGACGTGGGCGAATATGAGTCGAGAACTGCGGCGACTCCAGTAGTTTTAGGATTGACAAGTTTAGCATCAGGGACTCTTTTGAGCCCGAGCATTGATGCTCCGGGTGATGGAGGAGACCTCACTTTGACTATAGCTGCGACAGAGCGACCATAATGGCAAACATACTTATTAATTCTGATTTTGAGAATGGAAGTGGAGACCGAACCACAGAAGGGTGGCTTGGCAATAGTTCTGCTTATGGTACTTATCTTATGGCTGCTTATGGAACTTTATCCTTTCAGGCTACCGCTTATCATGGTTCTCAGGCTATTAAACTTGATGTTGGACAAAGCTCTTGGCTTGAAGTAAGTAATGTTGATACAAATGATACTAATGCAATCAAGGCCTATTGTCCTGCGATTACAGGAAACACAAAATATAAACTTACTGGATGGCAGAAAAGCGATGGCTTCAGCGTTGGTGTTCAAGGATTATGTGTTTATATTAGGGAATTTGATTCGGATGGAGCTGTTATTGTTAATTTGGCTACGGATGGTATGTTAGGCACTCAAGACTGGACAGAAGTAACACACACTTGGACAACTCACGCTGATGCCGCCTACATAGGAATTACCTATATAAGGGCACACGGAGATGGAGGAGCTACTGGCGATTTATATGCCGATTACTTTAGTTTGGAAGAAGTAGGAGAAGAAGAAAAAAACAACATTTATGGATATTTTAATTGCTAGACATGAGAAATAAAAACATTATACATAAATGTAAAAACTGTGGAAAGAAATTTTTCCATCGGTCGAAAGGAGCTAATAAATATTGTTCTCATAAATGTTATGTCGAACATTATTGGACAAAGGAAAGACGAGAAGCTCAAGCAATAAAAAGTAGAAAAAGAATATTAAGTAAAAATCCTATGGAAAATAAAGAAAATAGAAAAAAAGTAAGTTTGTCTAAACTAGGAAAAAAAAGAAAGCCATTTAGTAAAAAATGCAAAGAAAATATGAGCAATGCTCATAAGGGAGAAAAGAGTTGGTTTTGGGGAAAAAAGGGAAGTCAGCATCCTGGTTGGAGAGGTGGTTTATCATCATTGAATCAATTAATTAGAAGCAATGGTTTAATGGACTCTTGGAGAAGAAAAATATTCGAAAGAGACAATTTTACTTGTCAGGAGTGTAAAGGAAATGGGCGGTTAGTAGCACATCATATTGTTACTTTCATAACTCTCTTGCGAAAAAACCATATAACAACAGTAAAAGAGGCAGAAAAATGTGATGAACTATGGAATCTTGATAATGGTATAACTCTATGTAAAAAGTGTCATGACCCTACGATTAAAAGAGAGAAATTATATGAAGAAAGATACAAGGAAATTATTGAAAGTTTCAATGTTTAACTAATATGCCAGGACCAGGAAGTCGCATTTCTACTTGGAAAATTTGCCCAGAATGTGGAGAGGAATTTTTATCTTACACAAGGAAGATTTGTGAGGATTGTTATCAAAGATTGAGATATCAAAGAAAGAAGAAAAAGTTACTTCAAAAGAAAAAAGAATTGTTGAACATAAAATGAAAGAAAAGGATTTTGTTATCAGGAAATATTGGGGTTCTTTTGGCATCAGAAGAAGTGCTAAACCAACTGTTGAATCAGCTGAACTAACTCGTGATGAAAAGAACGCCGAATGGGTGCGAAAAAAAAATAAAGAGGCGGAAAGCTGGCTTTAATCAGTTTACTGGATTTTACAAAGGGCGTTGGTGGGTTAAGGGTAGACCGATGAAAAGAAATGAAAGAAAGGTTGTGGAAGGCAATATCAGAAATAGACGGAGAAATCTTTTCTCTGGGAATGAAAGATGCCGAAATAATCCGCTTACCTGAAAGTGAATGGATTGAAGGAGGAGAACATGGTATTTTTGCGACAAGACATAAGTCAGATGCCGAAAAAGTTATTTACTCTGCCGAACATAGAAAGGTTTTGTCAATACCATTAAACATGAAAGTGATACCTATTATTGGTGAGATAAAGGATGATAGAGGGAAGACAGTAGTTTGTGAAAGGATTTTAATAGAAGGTGAATAAAGAAATAGGATTACACTATTTAGGGGGTGACTTTAAGACAAGAACCCAAATCAGACGGAAACTTCTCTCTGAGGAGTTGACTGCTCCGCTCCAATTAACAAAACCTGCTTTAGTTAGAACCTTCGCTGAATGGCAGCCGATTATAAACAGACGGCAAAAAGAATACCAGGAACTCCTTGGAATACCAGAAACAATCCACATTGAAATCGCTACTGAAAAACCAATCCTGCTTGTCCCCATAGGGGATGTTCATGCCGAGCATCCTGAAACCAATCTTGAACAATTTGGTAAAGACATAGATTTAGCAAAATCAGTTAATGCGTATTTTATCACTTTAGGAGATTTAACCAATAGTATCTTCTGGAAAGCAGAACCTTCCTTAATGACTGCCCAAGAGTCAACAATGTATATCAGGTCGGCCTTGAAATATATGGCGGAAGATGGACACCTTTTGGCTTCATGGCTTGGCGACCATGATTGTCTTGATGAGAAAACGGAAGTATATACAAAACGAGGTTGGTTAAAATGGAATGAGCTTAATGAAAAGGATAATCTTTTGACTATAAACCCCGATGGTGGGTTGTTAGAATGGCATAAATACGAAAAGAAAATTGTTGAAGATTTTGATGGAGAGCTAATTCATATCAAGGGTAAAAATATTGACTTGTTGGGAACAGAAAACCATCGGGTGTTTTATCAAAAGCGAAGAACTGATAAATATGATTTTATCCCCTTGGAACAGTTTGCTAGTTTAAAGTGGGCAGACCATTATGGAATTCCTAATGCTTCAACTTTTAATTTTAGTGATTATCCGATATCAGATGAACTAATTCGATTGGTGGCGTGGTTGATTACTGATGGGTGGATTCAAACAAGAAAAGGCTATGGTTATCAACGGGTATGTTATACACAAAAGGAAGAGGATGCTCATTTAATTACTGATATTTTGGATGGACTTGGTTTTAAGTATTCTGCTAAAAGAAGGATTAGAACAAGAGATAAAATTGATGGCATGAAAATTAAATCCTTAAAGCCATCTATTGATATAGGAGTTTGTTCCAAAGATTCTAAGAAAATTTTAGATTTGATTAAAGATAAAAAATCCATGCCGTCATGGGTTTATAAATTGAGTGATAGGCAGTTTGACGCTTTTCTGGATTCTTTGATTGATGGTGATGGAACTCGGCTTCCGAGAATGAAGAATTGTGCTTGTTTCTATCAAAAGAGCAAGAAATTGATTGATGAATTACAGGCTTTGTGTGCGATGCACAATATTAAAACCAACATTTACGAGTATAAAAACCGAATGGGGAATAAGCAATATCGGCTCAATATAAATTTTAGGAAAGACACTCGATTGGTTTCTCCAAAAGCGGTTAGAGAAAATTACAAGGGGAAGATTTGGGATGTTTCAATACCACCTAACAGAAACTTCTTTGTTAGAAGAAATGGCAAAGCGTATTTTACTGGTAATTCTTGGGCTTTTGACAAACACGGAAGCCATACACTTTACGCTGATTTTTGGGAGAAGTTTAACGCCCATTTACTAGACGGAGTATCTTATGTTGATATTGGACTTAATAACGGAGATACAGTCCAGAAATACGGGATAGTTGGCTCTCATCGCCACCCTGGCCACAGTATCTACAATTCCAGCCATCAATGTTTAAGACAATGGAGAGATGAGGGAGTAGGGTCTCTTATTAGTATTTCTGCTCACAAACACACTAAGGCCCATAATCAACAAACCCATAAACTTTATGGTGGAAAAGAGGTTGTGTTTCATTCTGTTGCCATAGGAACATATAAAGAATCAGACCGATATAGCAGAAAACACGGTTGGCCACGCAAGGGAGAAAAGACAGCTGGAGCGTTTGGAATAGTGCTTTATCCAGGCAAGGAAAAAATTCACATTTTCTGGGAATTAGAAGATGCGGTAGACGCACTAAGCAAGGCTTGAAAATAAGATGTCCAGTATTTTCTTTTCTTATTGGAGAAATGGTATAATAATGAAAATGAGGACAGAATAAATATTATGCCAAAAGGAGTTTATTTTCGTACTGAAGCAACTAGAAAGAAAATAAGTGAAGCCCGTATGGGTAAAAAGCTTTCTGAAAAAACTAAACGGAAATTGAGTGAAATTCATAAACGGATTGGCACTAGGCCACTTTCTCGTAAAGGCATCATTTTGAGTGAAGAGCTTAAAAAGAAACTAAGTAAAATTCATAAAAAAATCGGAACTATGCCGCCACACCCTAAAGGAAAAGACCATCCTAACTGGAAAGGTGGCTTCTCGCTTTATCCTATTGATTGGACAGAAACCCTAAAAGAATCTATCAGACAAAGAGATAACTGTGTTTGTCAGTTATGCGGAATACATCAAGGCGAATTAAAAGGATTTCATAAGAAACTAGATGTTCACCATATTGATTATAATAAAGATAATCTAAATCCAGACAACTTGATTTCACTTTGTAAAAGTTGTCACTTGAAAACTAATTATAATCGGGAATATTGGCTTGAATATTTTCAACAAAAGGAAGTGAAAATATAAATGATAAACTGGCGTGATGGAATATTGAACAGGCGATAGATTTTATGGCAATCTGATTATTCCCTTGACAAAGGTGGAGGCATGGTTTAATAATGTATTATATGTTCATAAGGCGGTTTAATCGCTAGTGAACAAGAAGAGCCGATAATTGGCTCTTTTTTAATGGAGAGAATATGGCAACAAAAAATAACTTGTTAGAAAAAATTTGGGTTATTATTCGCGAAGATTCAAAAAAGTTAAACAAAATCGGTATTCATGTCGCCGTTCTTAATAAGGAAATGGGTGGAGTTCAAAAAGATATTAGTGCGATTAGGCTTTGGCAAAGAAGTCTTACGAAGAGGTTCGTCGGTCGTGCTGAATTTGATCCCGTAAAGAAGATTGTATTTGGGGCTGTAAAAATAATATTAGTGGTAGTCTTTGGAGCGATTATAGGACTTGTAATTATCTCGAGATAACTTTGCGAGCAAATTTAAAGAAAAAAAGGTAAAGGAGAAGGAAAATAACTAGCACCTTAATCATTAAGAGCGCCAGGGGTGATTGAGAATTACTAATAAAACGCCGAGGCCAAAAAATAAATCAAGGCCATAGAACCAATAGGAAAGGCAGAACATTATGATAGAAAGAAACCAAGCGATTTTTTTAATCATTATTAAAGATATTATAACACAAAATTTTAAAAGAAGGGAGGTGAACAATAATGGGATGGTTAAGTAATATGTGGGGAAAAGTTCAGGATGTTTGGGGAGGAGGGCTTCCGGCACGGCCACAAGAACAGAGGCCAATTCTTCCTTTAGGAGTAGGTCCTGCGGGAATTACGCCACCATGGGGAGCTAGGCCAGTTCAGGCTGCTGCTCCAACTACACCTCAAACTCAATGGAGGACTCCTGAGCAAGAAGCTCAATTAAGGGCTTTTGATATTGCTCAGCGCAGTGGTGGAGTACCATCTGGTGGAAGTTATCCAGGAGCAGCTCCAGGGCCAGCAACAGCAGGGCCAGCAGCAGCAGGGCCAACAGGTCCTTCTGCAGAAGAGATAGCAAGACAAAGAGAATTGGAAGAGATTGAAGGCATATTCGGACAAACTAAAGACTATCTTGGAACTCTCGAAGCACGATATCGGGAAGAACTTCCGGCATCTGAGCAGAGAGTAGCAACTTCTTATGAAGCAGCATTAGTTCCCATTGAGGAAAGAGCTGCTACTCAAGCAGGTCTTATTTCAGGTCAGGAGGAAACGGTTTCGAAAGAAGAGGCTTCTGCCTTGGCTCAAGCTCGCCAGCGCTATGGTGAACTTCAACAGGGAATTATTTCTCGGTTTGGAGCTGGAACCTCAGCAGGACCAGCAGCAAGCGAGATTTTGGCAAGGGAGACACAGAGAACGTTTGCGGGTGTTCAAGAAGCAGCTCAAACAGCCATGACTGATCTTACTTCAGAGTCACGACGGCTTTCAGATTTTGTCGGCAGACAAAAGGAAGTCCTGGCAAAACAAAAAGCCGATAGCATCAAAGAAATTAGACTCAAGTTCAATGCTGGATTGGCTCAAATTCAAGCGATGAAAGGTCAATCAGAGATAGAAAAAGCAAAGGCTCGCCTTGGAACAATGCAAGCATATCAACAGCAGGCATTTCAAATTGCACAGGCAGACAAAGCCTTTGAAAGACAACTGGAGTTATTCGAAACAACCAAACAGGATCAACTATCACAGCAATTCATAACGAAGACTGGAATTGCACCTGAGGCAGCTTTAACATATCAAAGACTTCTAGCGGGTGGCAAAGGATATACACCGGCCGCAGCAGCAGAAGTAATGGAATTTCCAACCACTGGATTCGGAGGAGGAGTAAGTCCTTTCGCTACGGGATGGCAACATGACCCTGCTTCTAATATTTGGTATAACGAACAAACGGGAGAAAGGCTTCCTTACGGACAATCTCCGGGAGGAGCAGGGCAAGGTATGGGTGCGGGAAGTATGTACGACTTGAATATACCAGGTCAAGGATAAGGAGTAACTATGCCGAATAACGCTTTACAGGAAGCAACCAGTTTCTTTAGGCGTGGCGTGGCTACAATAAAGTCTCTTCCGAAAAAGATTAAGAAAGCAGTCGTGCCAAGCCTGGAAAAGTTAGAACGTGACTATCAAAAAGAAGTCGCAAAGGCTTTTAGTGGTTACAAAAAGCTCAAAGTAAGTTACCCCGGACAAATCGCTCAAAGAGCCTATCAGTTGGCAAGGGCTAGACCAGCAGAGCGTCTTCAAGTCTTCAAAGGAGTCCCAGAAGCCGCTTGGAAAGGAATAATAAAGCCTTTGGTGAAACCGCTCGGAGAAATTCCTGTTATGCCAGCTGGAGGGTTTTTTCAACCGCCTCCAACTGAAATTAAAACTACTGGCCCAAAACCTTGGCAATTTAAAGTTACAACCAAGCCAAGAGAAGAACCACCAATTAAATTAAAAGAATTCTTCGAGCCAAAAGAATATATCGGCGGCAAAGTAGGAAGGGCAATATCAGGAACAATTTACGACATTATCGGTTCTTTAACGCCAGAACACTACATTAGAGCGATTCCCAAATTTGGCTATAAAATTTCTCCAAAAGGTGCATTTAAAGGGGCTTTGTCTATGCTTGGCATTTCTCAAATCTTGAAGAAATTGAACACAGGCAAAGACTTAACTAAAGAAGAGGCGGCTGTAGTTGGAATAATGGGGGCAGTCATTGGAGCGGTGGAACCCCGCCCACTTAGTTCAGCTTCTACCACGGAATTAGGAGCGGCTCGGAAAAGATTGGCTAAAAATTATGGTTTTGAGTTAAAAGATTTTAGTAATTCGGAGATATTAAAAAGGAAAGCGACAAAGGTTTGGTTAGATATTCATCCAGACAGACATCCAGAGAATCCTGCTGCTTATGAAAAACCAATGGCTCAATTCAACCGAGATTTTGAAATCGTTAGTTCTGCTAAACCTCCCTCTCTCAAGCTACCGAATATTTTAGAGTGGCTCAAAACCCTGTGGAGTAAACCAAAAGCAGGAGAAAAGGCTTTAATAAAGGTTAAGCAACCACCTGTTGGAATGCCTCCTGTTCCAGTCGGAGCAGGTCCCCTTGTTCCTGTGGGTCCACCACCTCCACCAAGTGCCATAGTTCCGCCCAAACTGCCAATTGGAGAGGGCAGGATTTCTCCAGCCGAACAGCAACGAATAACCCAAATGAAAATTAGCGAAGCCGAGACTAAGGCAATAGAAGAAATGAAGCCGAAGCTAAGAGTCCGGGGAGCATTGGAGGGATTGCCACTTGAGGCGGCAATTCCGACACCGCTGGAAGAAGCGATAAGGGCAAAAGAACCTAGAATCAAAATAGAACCAGAACCTTTGGTAAAAGTTAGGCCACCAGTAGAGAAAGCCCCAGCAATTCCCACAGAACTAGAACCATTTAAATTTCAAGATGTCAACCAAGAGAAAATTATACACATGGAGTGGGATAAAGGAAATCCATATCGTCACGATCTTGAAGGTGCTGGAGATATTTTCAGAGAATTAACAAAAAGAAGGTCTGACTTTGGTTATATTACAGAAAAGGTAAATAGAATTGATAGGCTACTAACCGGCATTGAAACTGGGAAATTACATCCAGATGATAGCTTGGAGGCAGCATTGAAGCAAAATGCTGATAGATTAAAACAACTTGAAAGTCTTTGGAATAAACAACCAATTACAAACGAGGCACAAGGCGTAGCAAGAGACTTAAATATTGCGTTGATTAAGGGAGATTATAAAACCGCAAGAACACTACTTGAACAAATAAAATCTCCAGATTTCTACGCCCAAGTTACTAAAGAAGTAAAACCACCAGTAGAGAAAGTGCCAGGCGTATCAATAGATGTAGCTGAACTCGATAGGGCTGTAGCGAAGCTACCGAAAGAACCCGTTGATAATATTATTGCAAAGATTAAGGAAAAACTTGCAGTAGAGACTAATTCTCTTGAGGTTTCTGCTCTTCGACAAGAATTAAAGGTGTTTATAGAAGGGAAAAAGATGGGTGCTACCGAATTTCCTAATATGGAATTATCAGCTGAACTTAACAAGTTAACTCGGGATGGTGTTCCAGTAGCAGAGGCACTAGAAAGGGTTTTATCAAAACCATCAACAGAAGAAGCATTAGGGGTAGCAAAAGAAGCCAGAATTTTGGCTGAAGCAAGAAAAGAAGTTAAAGAAGAGTTTGGAGCGGGCTATGAATTGAAAACTGGGGGAGAACTACAAAACATTCTAAAAAGAATGGTTCCTACAAAAGAAGGAGAATGGTCATTGCCTCGAATTATAGATGGAGAACCGGTAAAGTGGGATGAAATCGGCAGAGACTTAGGTTTCCCCGGCAAGAAGTTTAAGGAAATAGAACTGACAGAGGGAGAAAATGTTGTTGTTGATGCTGATCTCTACAATATGTTTGTTCAACTCAAGGGCGGTCAACCGGGTGCCAGACCGACAAGAATAAAAGTGAGGAAGCCAAGAATTTCAAAAGCCAGAATCAAGAAGTGGCATGAGAAATTGCCTTCAGAAGCTTTCAAGGTAGTTCAAAACTACTTGGGTGAAGTTACGGGGGTAGTCGTTGAGCCTAGCAAGAAGGTTAGAGCTAAAATTATTTCACGGGAGCTACAACCAAAGATAAAAGAAGAAAGAGAGTTTTTGAAAAGCCTCGGGAAAGCCCCTTCTTTGCCAAAGCAAGTTGACAAGATTGCGAGAATGATAAGAAAGGCGACAGATGATGCTCTCAAAAAGAAGATTGCCACTAGAACCACAGAAGCGGGCAATGAGGTTCCAATAATAAGAGGCGGTCAAACTATAGGTCGAGAGTTAGTTGATGATGCGAGCAAACTAAAAGACATTCGTTCAATAGAAAAAATTGGTGTTGATTATGAGCGGAATTTCGAGAAAGTGTTTGGGGATAGAATAGGATTGGTAAAGAGAGAAATCCTTAATCCTTATCTTGATGCTAAAACTGAGAGGTCGGACTTTGAAGCAATGAAAAGAGAAGAGTTAACGGAAAAAATTGTTGAGAAATATGGTATCCGCAAGGGGTCGAAAGAATCGGCGGCAGTCCAGGCATATGGAGAAAAAGAGATGAGCCTGGAAGATTTGCAGAAAGGGTTCCCCGAAAAATGGGAAGGCATTGTTAAGGCGGATGAATGGTTTAGAAAAGAATATGACGCACTTCTTCTAAAAGTCAACAAGATTAGGGTGCAAATAGGGAAAAAACCAATCGAGGCACGAGAGGATTATTATCGTCACTTTTGGGAACTATCTGGCTTTGAGGGGTTTGTCAATGTTTTCAGACAAAGCTATGAAGTCGATCCTCTCTTGGTCGGTGTTTCCGAGTATACCCAACCCATTAGCCGCTGGTTGTCTTTCGCCCAGCGACGATTCGGAATCGGCGGTTATAAAATGGATGCCATCGGCGGCTATCTTAATTATCTCAAGCCGGCAAGTTATGCCATTTATATCGATCCTCATATCGGGAAATTTAGGGCATTGAAAGATGCATTAGCGGAACAGACAAAAGACACCAAACACTTGAACAACTTTATTTGGTTTTTGAATCAATATGCCAATGGGTTGGCAGGTAAAACTAATGCCCTTGATCGCCCTATCAACGATATCTTGGGGCGGAAGTTGAGCATTTTGGTTAGAGGTTTAAATCGACGAATTAAAAACAATATCATCTTGGGGAACCTTAGTCCACAATTGGCTCAAGTTCTTAACCTTCCTCAGTCATTGGCGACTGCTGGAGTGAAAAATAATATGGCAGCAAGTTGGGAGGCGATCACAAATGGCATTGTTAGGGAAAAAGGGAAAGACTTTGTTTTTGAAAACTCGGGGTTCATACGCGAAAGAAGTCGGGCATATAAGAAATTCGATCCCACTTTATTTGAGAAACCGAGTCAACTTGCTGGATGGATTGGCAGGACACTAGAAGAACTTACCACACGAATTACTTGGGGAGCCCAATTTAGAAGTGCTATTGAAAGGGGGCTGGACAAAGAAGAGGCAATCCGTTTTGCGGAAAGAGAAACAAAGAGAGTAATGGCTGGACGGTTAGTCGGAGATTTGCCGATTGCCTATCAATCCCAATATCTTGGCAATATGGCTTTAGCTTTTCAACTTGAGGTTGGCAATGCAATTCTTTATTACAAGGATATTGTTTCAGAGCAAATTCCTTTTACTAAAGGTTGGAAAAAAGTTCTTGGAACTCTTGTCAAATTAATGGTTTGGTCATGGGCATTTAATGCAGTATTTAAGAGGATGCGTGGGAATAAGCCACTTTTAGACCCAATAGATGCTGTTACTGATGCTCTTTTCGAAGAAGACATGACTGCTCTTGAAAGAGGAGGAAGGCTGGTTGGTGAATTCCTTGCAAATGTTCCGGGCGGACACTACCTTGCTCGACTTTATCCCGAGGAAGGAATTATGATACCGACAGCAATAGAAGAAGAACCGATTCGTTTGCCGACCAGAAGAGCATTGTTCGGAAGAGAATTTGCGGGAAGATGGGGGGTTCCACCCGTTATTTCCGGCCTGACTAGGCCCGAATTGATTATCCCTCAGGTGGGAGGAGCTCAAATCAAAAAAACATGGGACGCTTGGCAGGCAGTCAAGCGCGGAGCTTCCGTCACTGCTACTGGTAGGGAAAGATTTCCCATTGAAGGCCTTGCTGATAAAATCCAAGCCCTTCTTTTCGGACAATATTCAATCCCAGAAGCGCAAGAATATTTTGATGAACTGGAGAAAATTGATAGGCTCAAAAGACAAGAAATTAGCGAACGTATGGATGAGGCTGCTACTGCCATGGCTTTTATCAGAGATTACCAACGAGTGGCAACTCCGGAAGAACGATTAAAGATTTTCAATGATTATAAAAGCAAGGGATTGCTTAATGAAAGAGTTGAAGCAAGAATCAAGCGATATGTAAAGGAACAAAGGAAGGAAATCGGAGTAACCGAGGCAAGCCTGAAAACAATGTCAGTAAGAAAAAGGGCAAGATATATAATCAATGCGCTAACAGATATGAAAACTAGCCAAGAGAGAGAGACATATCTGGGACAATTACATAGACAAGGACTTTTGAGCGCTAACGTCAAAAAAGAAATCAACTTGATTATAGAGGAAGAAGGATTTCCCAAGCCTCCTGGAATGATAAAACAAATCCTTGACTTCATTTCTAAAAAAGTGAAGGGGGTAGAAGAAGAACCCGAAATTCTCGAACCGGAAGCCGCTATTACTGAAGAACCTGATCTTGCCGAACAAGCAAGAGTCGCTGACAGAATCAGAATTATTTATCAACTATACAAACAGGGTTTTTCGCCCGAGCAGATTGAGAAAGCTCTTTTGTCCAAACCGGATAGCGATTGGACAAGTAAAGAAATCAATCAGTATCTTGGGGCATTGGGATTGAGAACAAAACTTCCCTTGACAATTAGAGGAAAATCCAAGAAAATAAAAGTGTCTCAGAAGTTATTGACGGCAGCCGGGAAAATGCCCAAATGGGTAGAGCGTACAGCAATAAAAATCCCGGGGATTGTTGATGTCGCCGAAGAAATCGGCGGTTTGAAGCTTAAAGCACCAACAGGAATAAAAATAAGAGGGCTACCATCTCCCAAAGGGGCATACTCTTTGAGGTTGCCGGCCGTCAAACCTGGACTCGGCGTGAGGAAACTATCAATATGAAAAATTGGGGAAGTGCTTTATCACAGGCTTGGCAAGCTTTTCAGAAATTTATACAACCAGAGCTAATTAGTCCCTTGGCTCCGCCTGAATTTACTGGGAGAAAAGAAACTCCGACACCTACTCCAACTCGAATGTCCATGGAAGAAGCCGTAGAACACATGAAGAGAGGGGGGTGGAGAGAAGTCGGGCAACCAACTCCCACAGTTACTCCCACTCCTACTCCTCCTGCTCGTCCTGCTCCCGCTGTTTCTCCGGGAACACCTTTTTTGGGTTTCCCGACACCAGAAAAAGGAGCGGCCACCATCATGCCTCTTGCTCAATCAGCCGAAGAAAGAAGGGCAGGGGAGGTAGGAAAAGAACCTGTCCATGGATTGGCTAGTGCTTTAGCTGGCATTTTCGGGCAGGAAAGTTCATTCGGGACTGATATCGGTGCTATGAAAAGACAATATGGCGACGTGGGTCCTTTTCAAATCAGCGAAGTTTTCACCAAGCCAGGACAAGGCGCTCACGGGTTGTATATCCCCAGCGAAGAACGACGGCAATTCATGCCTTCTTTCGAATTTGCTGACGAGGCGATCAGCACCTATTATCGAGTTAACAGGAAAAAAGGAATGGAACCCCAAGAAGCTCTCAATGAAGCAATCATCCAATGGAACGGTCAAAGAGTTTACTTGGAATTAGTCCAGAAAAGGCTTGACTATTTGAGGAAATTAGGAATGATTGAATAGTTGTTGTATAATGACAAAGCTAAAGCAATGAAAGATAAATTCAACCAGTTTGTTGATAATCTGAATGGACAATTTGTAGAGGTTTCTTACAAAAAAGCCTTGTATCAATGTATGGATTTGGTTTATAATTGGGCTTTTTGCTTAGGTTTTCCCAAGGCCACCATTCAACACCTCTATGCTTATCAGGCCTATACTAATCCAATTGATTTGACTAAGGAATACTTCGATTTAATCCCTAACACTCCCAATGCCATTCCTCAAGATGGGGATATCGTAGTTTGGAACAAAACATCATCAAATATCGCTGGGCATATTGCGATTGCTTTAAGTGGCGGGACAACTAATTCTTTTATGTGTTTTGAACAAAACAATCCTTTAGGAACAAATGCTCATATTCAATCATGGAGATACACTAATGTTTTGGGCTGGCTAAGACCAAAGAAAGTCGAAAGTTCACAAGAGGTTTTAGACAAAGTTAGGAGAGAGAGAGATGAAAACTGGGATTTATATCAAGGGGCTTTAAAAGAAGTCGAAAAACATAAAGAAATTGGTGAAGACTGGAGACGAAAATATGAAAAAGAAAAAGCAGAAAGGGAAAGTTATGATAAATTTATTCAGCGATTATCCGAAAAGCTTGGTTCAGAGTGCCCCGCCAAAATGCAAGATATAGAAGGGCATGTTCAAGCTCTTATTGAAAAGGAAGACGGAGAGACAACGATTAAAAAAGAGTTTAAGGCTTACCAGAACAATGTTTCTGCATTCTTTAAGGAATTGGGTACTATCCTTACTGCTCTTCCCCAACAGAAACCCCTTAAAGAGGCACTAATGGCTTTGGTAGCCTTAAAAATTAAAGAAAAAAAAGAATTAGAAGCACTTCGGATAGAGAATTTGGCTCAAAAAGCAACTATTGAAGTGTATAAAACGAAAAAAGAAATTACTATTATTACATTGTTACAAATGCGCTTAGAAAAAACTTTAGAATGGTTGCAAATACGTTTAGAAAAAATTTTCGGGATTTTCGAGAAGGGAGGTGAAAAATAATGAATAAAATAAAAGAAGTATTTCAGCGATTTTGGAGCACTTTGCCTCACGAATTAAAAGTCTCTTCGTATTTAATTGTGTCTTATCTTTTATCCGACCTTGCTTCTCCTCTTTTAGGAAAACTTGATGGTCGAGTCGCATTGGGGCTTGCCAACTTAGTTTTGGTTTGTGGTGTTGAAATGAGGAAAAGAATTAACTCAAAAAATAAGTAAGAGAAAGAAAACAGATTTTCTAAATAACTATAGCCTCAGTGTTATCTTTTGAGGTGTTTTTTTGTTCTTGGTGTTGTTTCATTTCTCTAATTTTTCCTTTACTGGTTGCCAGAGAGCATCTACGAGCTCTTTTTTTTCAACCTCAAATAATTTAACTATTGGTTCACCCTTTTCATCCTTGGTGCTATAGCCACCCAAAACTCTATAAAGTGGATGGTTCTTTATTTCAATTTTACCCAGATTTTCACCTAAAAACTCTATCATCTGACCGATGGAGAGGAGGGGGTCTGTCCCATACATAAAACCATACTTCCCAACATCTGTGTCCCAGACCATATAGTAGCCGACTTTTTCAATCCATTCCTTTAATCGTCTATGGCCCTTCTCACTCAATTCATTTAGTTGTTTAAGTGTTATTGTTTGCTTCATGGCTTCCAAATTTTCACCACATCTCCGAAGGGTACTTCTACCTCATAATCATATCCAGCCTCGCAAGGCACCAACCACAGCACGGGATAATCCGGTTCTTGCTCGGGGAATAATGTTTCAAGGTCCGTAAAAGCAATTAAAAGTTTAGGATTCAATCCTCTTTTTTTGACTTCTTCGAATACCGGTGAATGGTCAGTCCCACCTCCCCCAATAAATCTCGGCAAAGTCTCTGTCTTCTCGATTCTGCCGAAATCTTGAACCTTGGCGTCACAAACAATATAATAGCCATTCAGATTGGGAAAGGCTTCGAGCAAAGATTTGAATTCTTCATAAAACTTAGTAAGAGTTTGAGGTTGAATGCTTCCCGAGCTATCATAGGCGACTACCACATCTTTCAAATCGTCTTGGCTGTAAGTGCCGGGTAGAATGAAGTCGCTCTCCAAAAATCTCCTGTCCCGCACAGAAAAGGTGTAGTCTTTGTCTGACGCCGAGAGATAATATTTGAGCAAATCCTTCCAATTTGTTTCGGGAATGAAGATAAATTCTTCAAGTTTGCGCAAGAGAGTATCCGGCAAATCTCCTCTATGTCTGTTCAGGGCGTCTTTGATATTTTTTTCCCATTCCTTTTTTGATTTCTTTGGCTTTCCCTGTGTTTTTTTCTTTCCCTGAAGTTTCTCTTTTATCTTTTCAAGAAGCCCACCCTGTCCCTTCTTCTGTTGGTTTTTCCAATACTTGTGGTTGCCCCATCCCTGTTGTTTTCTTTTGCTCTTCGGCAACATGTCATAAATTGTTTCCGCCGACAACCCATAATATTTTCTCTTTAACAACACTCCTTTGGGAAGCTGATAACCATAATCTACTTTAATCAAGGGGTTGATGGCGAGATCCGTGGCAATATTCCACTTCAAGTGTTCTTTTTTCTTTTTGCGGTAAAGATGAAGGAAAACACAATGCAAGATTTCATGAATCAAAACTCCTTTTGTTTCTTCTGCGGATATCTTTTCAAGCCAAGCCGGATTGTAGAAGAGGTGAGTACCATCTGTTCCCATAGTCCCCGCCTCTTTTTTCTCAACAAGTTCCAAGTTGTCCAATAAGTCAATAAAGAAAGGTTCTTCTTTTTCTAGCTCCTTAATGGCTTTTGAAAGCTTTTTATTCATTCTCTTCTTCGGTTGCTGATACCATCATTTTTTCTTCTTCGCTCATTTGGTTTTCCAATCTCTTGAGAGAACCGAATGGCAATTGTGTTTTGCTCGCCCACTCAATGATGCTTGTCCGGATGGAGGGATCTTTAGGGAGTTTGAAAGATTCACCTTTTTTGATTTTCCTCATAATGGTTTTAACGGAAACAAGCTCGTCATTGAAAGTCACCACTGCAAATTCATGGGCGACTGAAGGGCCGATTGCCGTTGAAAGCAACCTTTCAACAATGGCCTTTTTATTTTTCCCTTTAATTAAGTCAGACGCAAAAGTCCACGATCTAGGACTGGGGAAAATCTTTTGTTTCCCTCTCGGCATTCGGAACAAGAAGCGCGGCCTTGCCATAAGAAATTCAATTATTCTTTTATCAACTCCGTTTTTCTTTGCCCACCTTTTCCACACTTCAACACTAGGCTTGACTTCAATGTGAATGAATCTGTTTGCAAGCGGTGCAGGGAGTCGGTAAACCGTGGTTGATTCGCCCTCCCTATTGCCTGCTGCTACCATTCGCCACCTTTTGGGGAAGTTATAACTACCGAGTCTTTTGTCCAAAATCAATTCAAAAGCAGCTGCTTGGACTGAGAGAGAAGCGTTGTTGATTTCGTCAAGAAACAAAATGCCCCTAGCATTGCCATTGGGAAGAAATTCGGGAGGAATCCACCGCGCAAGATTCTTTTTCCTGTCGACAATCGGCAAGCCGCGCAAGTCTACAGGATTAAGTTGGGAGAGCCTCAAATCAATCACTTTCCATCCGAGTTCTTTCGCCACCTGTGTAACGGAATCTGATTTTCCTATTCCCGGCGGTCCCCAAAGAAAAGGAACAACATTTGACTTTGGCAGGAAGTCCTTGAGGAAAACCTTTACTTCGTCAATGTTCCAAGACAAGGTGGCTTTTCTCGATCGCAAGGAAGATTCTTTTGCTACGGATCCAGGATTATAAATAGGACCAGAAGTTATGGATACCCCAGAGGTCCCACTCCCAATAATTCTCCCATGAGGAAGATCTTTAAGGTTTCTTTTCATTTTCTTTCCTCTTTTTCGGCTCTTCATTCTCTTCCCTTTCTTCCCTAGGACTACCAAGCAAAATCATATTCTCGGCAACAATTTCGGTGCTCACTCTTTCTTGACCATCAGAATCGGTGTATTTTCTTGTTTGAAGTCTTCCTTCTATGAAGACCATTTTCCCTTTCTTGAGAAATTGGCCGAAGATTTCCGCCAACTTACTCCAAGCGATAATCCTGTGAAACTGGACTTCTTCTTTCTTTTCACCGGAAGCAAGAGTCCATTCCCTGTTCGTAGCAACAACAACACTACAGAAAGGAGTATTGTTGGTGGTTCTTTTCAACTCCACATCTGCTACCACATTGCCGATTAGCATGACGAGATTTAATGAGCGAGAGGCCATTATTTCTCCTTTTCCCTTTCCTTTTTTTCTTCTTCCTCCATTTTCAAATAATCTTCTCTGCCCATGCCGACATAGTTTATCCAAATCAATTTCTTGATCGCCTCGGCCTCCCCTCTCGTTGCCACTCTCCAATTACCAAGGGTTCGTCTCATTCTAAATAATCCTTGTCTTTCGAGCCGAAGAATAGTGGGGCGGGAGATGTAGAGGCCTTCGTCGTTGAGTTCTTGTAGAATTTCACCAATAAGAACTTGAGACCACTTCCTAGCTGGTTGGGCTCTTTTCCCTTGCGTGACTTCTTTTGCGGTTTCTCTGTTCCAATCCCTAGCTTGCATAAAATCCTTTGTTATAATATATACTACTTTGCATCATTTGTCAATCCCCTAAATAACCTCTCTTACGGAAAAGCTATTGCCGACAAATCCTCTTTTTTCTCCCCGTAATAGAAAAGCAAGGGCGGCATTTGCTCCTGTAGCAGAGGCTAATCGAATAAATGAAGCCGCACCATCTGCCTCGCATACGTCAAAGTCGGAGAGGCTATCATCAGGTACAGTATAATTCTCCGCCCAACACACTTCAAAAGTCATCAATTCGGAGAAGCCACAGTGGAGACAATCAACCTTATTTTTAATGGCAAAGTCTTGAACTATTTGCCGTGCTTGTTTATTGTCGAAGGTATCAATGATTAAATCAAAGTCTTTGAGCAATTGAGGTGCATTTTCTTTTGTTAGCTTTTCGGTGATAATCTCCACCTTTCTGCCTATCCACCGATATAAATTGTATTGCAAGGTCTCAGTTTTCTTCATGCCTACCTGTTCTCGTAGGAAGAACTGAATGTTCAAATTTCTCTGTGCCACTATATCAAAGTCCAAAATCGTGAACTCTGCTATCTCTCTTGCATCCGGCAAAAGAGAGGCAAGCAAATTGCTACCCAATGCACCTGCCCCTAAAATGATTACTTTTTTCTTAGTCTTTTTTTTCATTTATCCACCAATTTGGAAAATCATAGTCTTCTCTATTGTGATATTTTGGTTTTTCTTTATGATAAAGAACCCTTATTATTCTTGATGGTTTTATGTCTTCCCCAAAAGATATTTCATCATTTCCCATGTCAGTAAAGTAATTTACTCTTTTCTTTATTACTAAAACAGCCTGCCCAAATTGTTTAGCAAATTCAAGATTCCTCGTAAAATAGCACGGAGATTTTAATCCTTCTTTTAGAATTTTTTTTATATTCCTTCGTGAAGTTCCATGATATAAAAGAAAAACCCCATGTTCGATAGATGGTTTTTGACCACAAACACTTCCTCCTGCGAAAACTTTACTAAGCATAACTTTTTCTCCGCAATAAGTTTAAATATCCTTTCTCTGGATTTACTTCTTTTTTGCTCTCAACCTCAATTGTCAATTCCCGCGCCCCCTTTTTTCCTCTTTTAATCCAATCTTCCTTTGATTCCAACTGGCCCAAGAAAGTGATTTCCGTGAACTGTCCATTAGGAAGTTCTGTGACAATGATGAATCTTATCGGAAAGGGTGAAAATGCAATCACCCATGCCTTAAACATCGTTTCATCATCATGGGACATTTCCATAAGCCCTGGCGGGTGAATATGAGTTAATCCCCACACAATCCCCGGCCATCTTGTATGCAGCCTCCAAATCAGCCCTGCTGGAAATGTTACAGATGTACTCGATCCGACCACCCAATGCAAAATATCTTTGCTGGATGAAAGAATCGCACCTGTTTCTCTAATAAAATTTTTCATTTATCCTTCCTCTTTTTTCTTTATGGGAGTTCCGTCTTCGCCAAATTTAATTCCTTTCAACATCATTTCAATAAAAGCAAGCATCACCAAGGCTCTTCCCCTTTCTTTACATTCTCCCTTGGAGAATTGCCCATCTAAAATAGCAACCATTGTGTCCCAATATTTGCTTCTTTTCACTTTTTCTCCAATCTTTTAACTCGCTTTTCTAATTTCTTCATTTGCCTCGTCGCTTTTTTCAACTCTCTGTTTGTGTTTCTCAACTCTTTGATTTTTGTTCTTAGTTGCCGGACTCGTTCTCTCAGGGCTTGATTGTCCTCAATTCTCCGTCTATCAAAGGCGCTGATTCCAAACCGGATGAAGGATTTAAAGCGAACCCAATCATAACGAAACCAGTTTTTAGTTCCTTTATTAAAAGAGGTTATGATATTATTTTTGTAAATCCACTTATGGTTTTTAAGTTCGCGGTTTAACATTTTCACCCCCTTCCTTTTTTTTTGGTTTGCCTAGTACCTTATCAAATGCTTTTTTCTTACATCTATGACAAATCGTGCAACCATCAATGTCATTCCAAAGGTAATTGCTAGTCCCACAGTAATCACAAACTGTGCCTTCTGGTGCTCCATCTATTATACCTATTGGTGGGTTATTCAATAACCACTTAATCGTTTTTATTAATCTTTTAAACATTTTTCACCCCCTTCCTTTTCTCCGTTTAGGAAAATTTTTAAGAGATCCATATTTTGCTTTATGTCTTTTTTTTCTTTCGGCCAGATTTCGAGGCTTACCCCTAGGCATTTTTACCTCCTTTCATTCTCTTGTAATATATAAACTTCCTTCTTCTTTTTGAAATGTCCGTGCTAATACCGCCAAAGAGCCCATGGTTTGTTTTCTTTCATTGCTTAAACAAAATCCTGCGTCATAAATTCTCATATCGTTTTTAATTATTGATTTAATAGTTTGTTTTCCAATTTTCCATACGACTGTAAATTTATCTGTTCCTCTCTGGGTAAATCTTACTAATTTCCCCCCAGCTTGTTTAATTGAGTGCTGCAGCCGCCCCGCAAAGGTTTTCCTAAATTCCTCAATCCTTTTTTCTCTCTCTGCTTGTGACAATTTTAATTTTTCCAGCTCTTTAAACTGCCGGAAGCTTTGTCGCTGAAGAGAAAGAAGTAAGAAATAGTAGCGGATTTCAGGTGTAATTCCCTTAATCTCACCAATCTCTTTTTCTTTCTCAAAAGCTTCCTTCACTTGATTTAATGTGCTACGGTCGGCTGAATAGTCCACTCCGACCGAATAAAATCTTCCATCTTCCCACTCTACAAATTTAACTATCTCCCAAGCTGGTTGATCTAAGAAATGAACTTTAATGGTTTCACCCTGTCCCTTGCGAAACAAATTTTCAAAGTTCCAAGGCACAATTTCTTCTCCAAGTGCCAAGCCCCTATATTTCTTAACTTTTTCAAGTGCTTCCTCTATTTCAAGAGGAGTGGGTTTTCCTTTATATTTAATAGTATTTCCTAGTTGGAATTTATACCAACCATCTTCAAAGAATGGAGGAGATGCTAGTTTCCTTCCCACAATTCTTCCTTTATATTTGCCCCACCCTGAAATCATGGGTAGAACCGCTGTTTTTTCTTCCGTAAACTTTTCCAAATCTATTGCTCCCATTATAAACTCCTTATCATTATAGGTTAATTCCCATATCCCAGCCCTCCGAAGAGAAGAGCTGAGGATAGAAACTATTCCCTAGTTACTTCAAAAGTAACCCATTCATCTACTGGTGCAGCATCAGAAGGAACTTCAACAATAGCCCAAACCTCAACATTTCCGTTTTTGGCTAAAGGAAAAGTCATCTTCTCTCCAAACTTCCAACCACACCAAGGATTTTTTCCATCACCAGAAATATCCCAACAAATGTTCTTGCGAACAAGACCATCTGACCTAGTGGCAACGACACCGACTTCTTGGTCGCCATTACCGACTGCATTTACATTATGAATCTTAATCCTAGACTCATATTCTTGGTTAGGAAATGTTTCCGCTGGAACCATTGTGGTAACCCAATCCACTTCAAGTGGCTCTTGAACTGTAGTATTATCTGTTTTATTAAATACCGTCCAAGCAGCATAAACAACGCCAACAGCCAAAATGGTTACTAAAAGACCCGCTAAAATACCTTTTGTTCTTTTCATTTATTTTTCACCTCCTTTCAACAATTCTTTTCTTAATCTTTGAATAATCTTGCGTGTTGCTTTTACATCACTTAAAGCGTCATGTGCATCTATTTTTATACCATAGTGCTTACACACAGTCTCAAGTTTGTAATTTTCTAAATCGATCCGGCCCATGTAGCTAAACCAATACAAAATAGAAAGGGGATCAATAGCTCTCCAATTAAACCATGATCCAAAATATTTGTCATTTTGTTTTTTGAAAAAGTTGTGCAAAAAATCAATATCAAATCTCACATTGTATCCAGCAAAATACATTTTGTCTTCACGATCAAATTTATCAACATGATTGCCAAGTAAATTCAAAAACTGTTTGTATGCTTTATCAGGTTTATCAAACTTTTTAAGCTGATTTAATCCTATGCCAGTTACTTCTAGGGCTCTTGATTCAATCGCTTTCCAGTCTAAAGGTTGACATCTAAAATTAAATTCCTCAACTATTTTGCCATCAATTTCTATCAATCCGGCCAATTGTGTTATGTCGTTTTTTAATGGATCAAGACCAGTAGTTTCAACATCAAAATATAAGATTTTCATTTTTCCTTTGATTTCTTTTGTTAAGTTCATTTTATTCACTACTTTCCTCAATTGTTTCTTCCGGCTCAAAAATAATGCTCAACCTCTCTTGATATTCGTTTTCGCCAGCTTCAATCCGGGATTGAATAATCTCTTTGTAACACTCCTTGGCATATCTCACTTGTGCCGGGTGGGTAATGGTGAAAGAAATAAGATCATAATTCTCTGTGATCCACCGGCCAGCCGCATAACAGAATCCACCAATCAAGCTAAGCGCGAGAACAATGATTATTATTTTTATCCAAATGATTGTTTTGTTTTTCATTTTAAATTGCTTCATACCAGCTAGGCAATTCTAATAATTCTGTTTTCATTATTGTGTCCATTTTTGCTATGGGACCCAACATGGCCGATTGGATTGCCTCATTGACAAGCGCGGAGTTTTCCAGCGCTTCCGGCAAAAGGGTTGCCACCGGAATATCATTGGCTTCATAGGCCTCCTTGATCGTATTTATCTCTGATTCAATGTATCCTCTTCCACCAGACTTCACGAACACCCAAAGCATTGCCTTTGGCTTGGTTACCTTGGGATTGTTTTCATGGAATCGCCTAATTTTGCTTTCCAAGTTGCCAGTATTATGACACCCATCGGAGATAAAGGTATCCACTTTCGCTCCAAACTCCCTAGCTGTTGGATAAAGTTGGAAGGCATCAGTCATTCCGTCGCAAACCCGACCGAATAGAATTGCCTTGAAAGCATCCTCTTCGAAAATTTTCGGTAAAGGGAATAATTCGCCTTGATCATTGAAATACCCCCATTGGAAGTTTTTTTTCGGATTGTTGACTGATTCAGCGATTATCGTTCCTTTTGATTTGGCCACTTCAATTGCCGGCTCCATGGAAGGACTCATGTCCAAGTGCAAGAAAATCTTGCCGATACCAATAGTTGCTTCTTTTCTCTTTTTCGCCCGGGCTTTCTTCATTACCTTCTTAACCTCATCTGAAGCGTCTTTACTGATAGTCTTTACCCGATCCAAAGCAGTTTGTGCTTCAGAAATCTTTTCCTCATACAATTTCATCACTTCTTTGTCTTTCAAAACTCCAGCATCTTCAAAGGTTTTCCGGAGAATGACTGCCTGATTTCCGGTTGTTCTCTCAAGTAGGGCAACCGCAATAACCGGAGACACTTTCTTCCTAGCCTGAGCGAGGGCTCCCAATGCCCCTAGCACGGGCAATCTCTTTTTTCTAATGGTCTTACCTATCTCTAGGTCGGAAAGCCCCTTAAAGTCTATCTCCGGCTTCTCAAAATCGATTTTTTTCTCTTTTTGTTGCCAACGGAGAATAGCGGCGGCTTCGTCGGAAGGGGCAAGGTGGAGAGATCGGTAAATGTTTTGGAAAGTTTTGCTGAGTCCAGCTTTCTTAATTCCCCTTACCATTTCAATATTTGCTTCCCGGTAGCGGATATATTTCTTCAATGCAGTTCTCAATGCCCGGGGAAAATGACGGGCTTTGTTCAATGTTCCGGCAATGCTGTATTTCAATTTCGCCAATTCAAGCACCCGGCAAGCAAGCTTGGGATCGAGTTGTTGAACGGCAGCAGCACTTATGTAACGAAGGTTCGGCTTGAAATACTTTGATTTGGGGCTGAATCTCTCTCCATTCGCTGAGCTGAGAGAATTAATATAAGTCGTGAAAACTTTCAAATCTTTGGAACGACTATTGCGAATGATATAGGAAGTCAAATGAGCAAGGAAATAAGGATCTTTCTGAGTGAGGGGAACTAGGGTTTTAAGAACCTCCAAGGCCTTATCTTCCTGAAGTTTATTCTTTGTCCAAATATGAGTCGCTCCCTGAAGGAGTAGGTTATATGTTTCCAATCTTTCTTGACTCGAAAGAGAGGACAATGTTTCTCTTTTTCCTCTTACCATTTTTTTCAAAAACACTTACTCAATTTTATCCCGTCCAAGCGAGACGGTTAAAATTGTCAACGATCTCGGTAACTGAATTCTGTTTTGTCCAAGCGCAGACCATTGTATACAATAAATGAGCTACTCCGGCACGTGCGCCGGAGGTAGGAATTGAACCTACTACCCTTCGTTTATGAGACGAATGCTCTAACCAAGTTAGAATTGCTTGTGAATGAACCACTTAGGGACAATCCAGAATCCAATTGCCGAAATTCCCACTTTTCTGCCCGTTTAATATTTCTATCAATGCGAGCAGAAAGGTGAGAACTTCTCAGTCAGACACTCAAGTCTTAATTGTTTAAGTTGGCGCCACTTTGTTTGCGTCCCCCCCCAACTCCCTCCTTACGGTGTAGCAAAGAGAGAGATGGAGGGGGGCAATGTTTTCCAAACATTACTGCATGTTAGTGAATGCCCAAGAAACAACTAAGGCTAGAATGCCCGACTATCGGCTTCTGATATGCCGAACTCTTAAAGTTTTAAGGTGCGCTAATTTTTCAATGATATTAATATTAGCTCTTCTTTGTTCGTCTGTCAAATTTCTACTTATTCTCTCGTACTTTTCCGATTTAATCCATTTCTCATAGGGCGTTTTTCCTCTTGTCCGGTTACAAGACTTGCAGGCGGCTAACAAGTTTTCTTCAATTGTCGCCCCACCGCTTTCCCACAAGTCGATATGATCCACTGATAAAGGAATCTCTCTTCCGCAATATCTGCATTGGTAGCCATCTCTCTTGAACACTCTCCATTGCAAATGTGTGTCTATCTGCCTTTGGCTCTTTCTTACAACCGCCTTGATTATTCCTTTAGGACCTCTTTCCAAAATTTCTACTTCTTTCAAATCGCTTTGCCTCAAGAATTTCTCCCAATCGGCATTGTCCATTGGCAAAAGAATCAACTCTTGATTTTCAATGTTCTCTCCCGGGAAAATGCTCAAAAAGCATTCCCCGTCTCCTGCCCAGATGCCGCCCACTAATTGAACGGTATTCCCTACTCTTAACAAGTCAAAATCACTTAATTTTATCTTCTTCATACTTGTGCCCTGAAATCCATTTGTCTAAGTGCCAACCATTTTATTTTGCATTAACAGGAATTGAACCTGTATTAATAGATTAATAGTCTATTGTCCTACCAATTAGACAATAACGCTTGTGAATGAGTGACTAAGAGACAAACAGATTTCAAAACACAAATTTTTATTATCAAAGTACAAATTATCCCGCAACACTTTTGGGGAACAGGTAAACATTCCCCGACTCTTCAATCTTCTTGACCGCGTAAACCCCTTCGCTTCCTTCCTCTTTAATATTGATTCCTTCCTCTTCCAAAATCACCGGTGCGATTGCATCAATGATTTCATCTTCACCCGATTCAAAGTTCACTCCCAACTGATCAAAGCTGTACCGCTTTTCGGTTGACTCCAAGGTAACTATAATTTCGCCTTCCGGGGCATTATTCTCTGCCATGTTAAAAAGAGTCTAACATAGTAATAATGGTTTGTCAACCCCCAATTTAGGCACAATTATTCTTTTGTTCCCCTGAGGGGTTCCGACATTACCATTTTATAGTTTTCTACCACTTTCGCAAAATAAGAAGAAACTTCTTTATAAACTTCCTTTTTGCTCATTCCTTCATTGATGCACTTGGCAATTGTCACTCCCAGCGCTTCCATGATCAGGGCCATGTCTTCCCATGCAGAGAAGGCACTCATGATTCTTGTTTTGTTTTCCTTCAAATCAACTTGAATGATAATGTTTTTCAAGTCTTTGCTATCAGCGATAATAATGGGCTTCTTCATTTCTCCTTCCTCCTATTCTTTCTCATTTATTTTCCAATCCACTTTCTTAAAAATAACATAACTTGCTTTTAAATCTTTTCTTTTCGCCACCAAAGCCATCATCTTTCCTACTGCTTGCTTCAATTCATCAAAGTGGTCAATGAACTTCCAAGGACCAAATCGACCTTCATGTGATTTACAAAGAAAATATTTCTTTTCTCCGAATGTCATATCTACACCCCCTTTCTATCTTTTCAAAATATCCCAATTATTTAGATATTTTTTATACATTCCTTCTTTTCTTGTAAAGCTACTAAAATGAATGTTTCTTCTGTCTTTTAGCTCAAAGGCAGGAACAATACAAAAATTATCATCGTTAATAAGCCAAAATATCACAAAGTCAACTTTCTCGAAAGTCATAGGCACTTTCTTTCTTTTGCCATTCTCTGCCATATATGTCCCCGTGAAAAGAGAAAAATTATATCTTTTACTTGAACTACCCACCCTAATACTACTTACCTTATGAGCACTTTTGACCTGAATCTTATTTCCATTCCCAAGCATTAAATCTATTCCTTCATCTAAACACGGTTTTGCTGGACAAAATCCCCTTATTAAAAGTTCCGATGCTACTCTTAATTCACCTGCTGTTCCTACTTTTAATGCCAAATTTTTCTTGTTCATTTTACCCCCTTCCTATTCTTTCTAAACTTATCAGCAAGCGGACAATCAGCGTAATGAGTATCAAATTCTGCTAAACCAACTAAAGTAATTGGCATCCATCGATTTTTCTTTGTCATTCCAAACCAAATATCCGCACCACACTCGCATTTCTTTTTTGCTCGCCAGTCAACAACAACATCAATGCCACACTTTAGCTTAATTTGTTGAATATTAGGCTTTTTCATTCTTTCTCCTCTGCTTCAATTTAGCTATCTCATAACAAATTAAGGAAGTAATCATTCCCAATGTCCAACCCATCATTAATAAGTCTATAGATGGCGAATTTCACGCTGAAAGTGGAGACAAACAAAAAACTCCCCATTTTATATGGTGCTATATTCTCTCATTTTTCATGTTCTAGTTTCGCCAATAAAATAATTTTAGAAAATGATGTTATTTCATTGTATTCTCCAATTATTCTCTCATTCGGCATCATTTCAATCTTACAATTTGATTTTTCAATATCTCGACGGGCAACAATAACTACTCGCAAATCAGATATTTTATATCTTTCTCCAATTACATGAAGAACATATTTTTTACTTTTCATTTCGCTCCCTCTGCTCT